AACACCGCTGGTGGTCACGAATGTTTTCAGCGCGTTCGGCGTTGTCGTGACCGCGGGGTTCGCGGTCTGAAACATCGGGAGCTTTTCAGTCCCGGTCAATGCCGCGCCGGCAGTCAGCAAATCGATCGTGCTGTCCGCTAAAGCCGGGCTGGTCAAAAACAAGCCGAGGATAAATGCTGCGAGTGTTCTCATTGCACCAGCATCGCCGATCCTGTGTTAACCAGCAGCACCGATCCGGTATTGACCAAAATGCGGTTGGCGGTGCCAATCACGTTGATGACAAAGTTTCCTGCCGGCACCGTCGGGCTCACACCGCTGACACTGATCGTAATCGGAATGGTATTGCCGACCGTCAGCGCCGTATTGCTCAAGACCGTCACGACGCCGGTCGTCGACGAGATGGTAAACGTGCCGGACGGATCCGTGATTGCCCACACTGCCGTGCCCGTATGCGGGCCGACCAATGATGCGGTGCCAAGCGTGGTGCCGTTGGCCGAGCCGGCCAGGATGCTGGTTGCCGATAGTGCAATCTGGTTGAGTTTGGCCGGCGTGATAATACCGTTTTGTTCGCCAACGCCGCGGCCGATGCCGCTGGCGCCGCCGATCGCACTGCCAATGCCATCGGCCGCAACCGGTGATGACAGCATAACCGCTATTAGACATGCCGGCACCGCCCTGGTCATTTATGTTCACTGTGTGTCGATATAAACGCTATCGCCGGTCGTCGTGCATGTCATCTGCACCGCATCGGACGGCACATAAGGATAATAACGCTGATAGGATCCGCCGGTCGGCAGCAGGATTGATCTGGCGGTTGTTGCCGCACCGGTGCCGAGAAACACCCAGCAATTGTCGGCGCCGGTATTGTTGTTTTGAATAGTGATTGAGCGCCGCACCGCCCCGGTGCTAAGCGCCGGCAATACTGTCTGAAACGTGCCGCCGGTGGTGATGGTCGTCGAATTATTGGTCGTCGCGGCATTGGTAATTTGTGCGTCGGCGCCTCGCACAAAGAAAAGCGCTCCGGTAAGAACCAGAGCGCAGTATCGCCATGTTCGACGGCGGATAATGTTGAGCATGGCGCAGGGAGGCCTCTCCAACGTCTCAGAAATAACCGAAGATCACGGTGACATTGATCGACGCCGAGTTGAACGCAGTGACCGCCGCGATCAGGATTGTATCGGCAGCCGGCACACCGGTATTGGCCGAGCCAGTGAGGTTGGTCGGCACCACCACCACATTGGCATTGGCGCCGACCGCTACGGCAGAACCAAACCGCGTCGCCGAACCTGAGTCGCCGATATTAACGCCGCCGGTAATGGCGTTGCCGGCGGTTTCCTCGATTACGATGTATTTAATAAAGCCGTAAGCCGGCAACTGGATGGTCGAAGTGGTGCCTGTCGTGTTGGCGGTAATGGCGTTTTGTATTTGCACGCCTTCATTGGTTCCAAAAGTAAAGCCCTGGGCCAGAAAAAACCCGACATCGGGCGTGGCAATCAGCGCACAGCCCTGCGAATTAGTTTGATACGACGGCTGCGGCACTGCGCTCGACGAAGTGTTAACGATAAGCCGCGGGCCGGCGGTGCCGACCGAAACCTCGGGCGAGCAAAGAAATGCGTGAGTGACTTGCAGCGACGCCGCGGCAAAAGCCGGGATTGGCGCCAAAACAAAAATGGCAGCGAGAGCAAATTTGAGTAGTCGCATCATGGCCGGCTCTCCTGACCGAATTGCGGATCATGTTTGAGAATTTCAATGAATTCCTTGTGGCCGGCCAATTGCCGCTCGAGGTTCTCGCGGTGGCCCTCGCCGGGCTCGACGCCGTTCGGCAAGCCGAGATTTTTGGTTTTCTCCCAGCCGCGGGTGCGCGACGAGACATAATAGCGCGGCCTTTTCTGGCGGCCGTCGGCGACCGCCCTGACGTCGTGCTTGAGCGCATCGGTAGCATCACAGGACCACATCATGAGCTCGACCGGGCCGCGCACATTGCGATGCCACTGCTGGAATTCGGTCTCGTTGCGCTCGTAGATCAGCAATTCGGCCTCGAAGCGTTTGACGGCGCGCGAATGCCGCAAGTTTTCCAGATGAAATTTCGGATCGGTGGCTGGGATTGCCGGCGGAATGGGTTCTTGCGGCGGCATTGGTTCCTCGGGGCCGAGATCCCACAACCAGACCTTCGACTTGCCGTGCTCGTCGATCAGATTGTTCGAGTAGCTCGAATATTCGCCGGTCTGGACTTTCATTTCTTTTTTCTCTTATTCCCGCGGCAGCACCGCAACAAAGCTGCGGAACGTGATCGAGCCGAACGTGCCGGCGACCCAAAGCGACACGAACTCATAAGGCGTATTGACAACCTCGTTAGTGAATAAGATTTCGTATTGCCAGCCGGCCGGATAATTGCCGGCGCCGAGCGGCGCGGGCGAGTTGGCCGAATTGGGCGGATCCATCACCGCGCCCATGCCGATCGGGATCTCGCCGAGCGTGACATTGCCCGACGCCATTGTCGGCGAGTTGGAGCCGACCACGCTAACGCGATAGATATTGGAACCCGAGACTGTCGCCGCCACGTCGTAGAGCACACAGACAAAATCGCCGCGCGCCTGTTGCGGCGTGATGGTCGCCACGTTGGAGATCGACGGCAGCGTGATGGTAATGCCCTGATTGCCGCCGAGATCGACAATGGATTGACTGCCGCCGACCTGACCCCATGACGCCGCCGAATGGGCGCCGGCGCCGTCGTCAAGAAGCATGTTGGCGTCGAAAGTATAATTTCTGCGGGCCATGTTTTTTCTCTCCTAGGCGACGATTGCCGCGTTGGTCCAGGACGTGAGCCGAACAAAACAATATTTGTGCTCATCGACGATCGACACGTCCCAGGAAATGTGAGTGCGGTAGGTCTTGCGGTCTTGCAGCAAGCCGACATCTTCCGGCGTCAAGTTGCGCACATAGATGCCGCGCAACATGCCCTCGCCGAGCGTCATGACGTAAAGCGATGCCGTGACCGCCGAGCCGCCGCCATTGCCGACCTCGTTGAATTGCAAGACGGGAACCTGATCGTCCTTCGGATAGCCCCAGAGTAACCTGTGGCCGCCATAGGAAATTTTTGGCATCCCCACTTCGTCCCAAGTTTGCATCACGAACCCTGTCAGCGTTGTGGTCCGCGCCGCCTGGATCCACAACGGCAGCGACAGGAAGGGCACCAGAATGTAGGTGGTGCCGCTTTTCTTTGAGACGTTGTTGATTGTTTGATCGAGATTGAGCAGCGACAATGCGGCGCCGCCCGATGCGGTTGAATTGTTGAACAGCCGGCCGAACATCGCGGCGCGGACATTGAGCCCGTCGAATACCCGCGGATTGACCGAGCGATCGCCCTTGACGAACGTATCGATCCAAAGCCGGGCGAACGCCGTTATGCCCATGCGTTCTTCGTAATTTCTGCGTTCAGGTCCGTGGCGATCGACAATGGCCCGATCTATATCAATGTCGTGATCGATGATTGCGGTGGCTTCGTCGAACGGTTGAATGATGCCGTGGCCGGTCGATGATGCTTCGTTCACCGCGCGGAATTGCGGCTGCGCCAGAGCGGCCTCGCGGAAGCCGACATATTTGCTGCCGCGCAAGCCTTCGAATGGCATCACTTCAAAAACGTCACTGTACTGGGTGAACATTTCTATAATTGTGCGCCGGATATCTTCATTGGAAAAACCCTTCGCGTATTCCGGCAGCGTGATCAGATTTGAAATCGCCATAGCTTAGTCCTTTCGTTAGCCGCGCGGATCCCGCCAGGCCGGCATTGTCGATTGATCCCACTGGCGCGAGTAATCGAGCCGCTGCGCCGGTGTCAGTCTGCCAATTTGTTCGTCCGACAACCGGCCGGCTTGTTGCGGCGGCTCACGGCCGTTGCCGCGGAACGGCGCGCCGCCCTGGCCGGTGATCTTGCCGACAAGTTTTTCCAGCCGCTGCACATCGGCGGCAGTGAATGCCCGCGCCATAACCGCATTGCCGTCGCTTTCACCGAGATAAGCGCGAAAGAACGTGGTCAAGGCATCGATGCGCGCCGGCCCGGCAGCGCCGAGCTTTGCGACTTCGGCATTGCGCGCGGTGGCAATCTGTTGTTGCGAGGCGACCTGGCCGCCGGCATAAATGGCAAGCAATTTGGAAAATTGATCCTGGCTTAGTCCGGCCTCGTGCGCAACCGCTTGCGCCTGGGCGAGCAACGGATCGGCATTGTTGAATTCGTATTTGATGCCGTCCGGTATCTTGAAATCCGCCGGCAGCTCGGCCTTGTAGTCGTTGGGCGATGGCGGCAGTGTCGAGCGGCGCACGTCGGCGCTTGCCTTGAATGCCGCGAGCTCATCGTAGCCGGCGCGGAATGCGGTTGGGTCAGCAAATGTTTCAGGAAGCCAATCAGGTCTAGCCGGCGCCGCTGCCGGTCCCGTTGGTCCCGGTGCCGGAGTTGCCGGAGCTGCCGGTCGGACCAAAGTCGGAGTAGCCGGGGACGAAGGTGTCGGCGGTGACG